CGGGTCAACCACGCATATTTGGGATCTTTTTTCAATTGTTCAATTTTGTCTTGTAAACGGGCTCGCTCATCATTTGCAAATTTAGCAAAATCCAGCTTTGGTGGCTCACCAGGCTGTGTAGGAGCAAGCGTAGGAGCAAGCGTAGGAGCTGTCGCACCCTGCTTTGGGGGCTCAGAAGGTGCAACAGGATCTACGGATGATCTAGTGAACTCATTAGGGTTGTCTTTGCGAAAGCGGGCTTGTATTTCTGGAGTGATCCCATTTTTGGCTAACTCTTGACGCAATAGTTCTAATTGAGATTGTACTCTGGCAGACAGCTGACCAGTTCCTGAACCGCTTGGTGCAGCAGCAGTAGATTGTGTGGTGCGCGGCCTCGGCGGTAGGCCGCGCTCTGTAGGAGTTGGCCCAAATTTTGGGAAGTTAGGGGGTGACGCCATTGTTAAAATCCTTGTCTGTTTGTAAAGCGACCGCTGCGTAGTCCCGCTTGAGTGTCTGATCTAGAGCCAACACCCTGATCGTAAGTTCTACTGCCGGTTTCAGAAGGGATATTGATTGTTTCTCCGGTCCTGAGTTGATCAGGATTTGTTATTTGAGGATTAGCAGCAAGCAATTCGCGCACACTGAGATTATTCTTTTGTGCGAGGGTGCTTAGATTATCGCCTCTTTGCACAGTGTATTCTCTTGTTTGGATATTGGTTGTTCGACCGTAGTCATCTGCCTCGCCAGATGTTTGACTGTCTATTTGGCCAGCATCATTATTATCTGGACGCATTCGAATGATTTCACCAGGCTCAGCATACTCTCTGCTTCTAAGAGAGGGATTATCAGCGAGAAAATCCTCAAAACTATTATAAAAGCTGGAGTAATCTAGGTCCCTAATTCTTTCCCCACCAACTGCTGTGTACAGTCCAGTGGGATGTTCTCGCCAATCGATATCAAATCCTGTGCCGCTGGCTGCATCAATCCCTACTTCACCTGGGAAAGAGCGTCGGTTGTCCGGTTGATCATATCCTACTTCACCCGGGAAAGAGCGTCCTCCTCTGTTGCTGGGTGCGTAGTCTCCTGCTTCACCAGAAGGGATACCTGTACCTGTTTTGTCAGATGCGTAATCTCCTGCTTCACCAGAGGGGATACCTGTACCTGTTTTGTCAGATGCGTAATCTCCTGCTTCACCAGAGGGGATACCTGTACCAATTGGTTCACTTTGCCCGCTTAACCATGAATCTAATGTATTGGATATTGCGTCTGAATAACGGATTGCGCCGCCTATTGCTGCCCCTATAGCAGTAAATGTAATGTTTTTTGCAACAGCTGATTTAAAGCTGGCGCCGTTCAGCATATCTGTAACGGTCTTTGTTAAAATAAGAGCTGCTGGAGCCGCCCACCAATATCCTGATGCCAAAATAGGAATTGACACACCCATCAGCCCCACAACTGCATTAGCTGTTTTTGGATGCTTTTTAACAACTTTGCTCAATTTTTGGAATATTGCACTCAGCTTTTTGTATTTGCCTTTGGGATCAGCCTTGCTCAAGGATTGCTGAAGTTTATCTTCCCGATTAGCTACCCACTCCACAGGCCGAGGCACTAAAGGATCACTGCTTTGGGTTTTTTTCAAGATTGTTGCAGCGGCACCTTTGAGTGTCCGCAAGGCACTATCTTTGTCTAAGTCTTGTGTTGCTGGTTCATCGCGTAGGTTTGCGTGTGCAGCAATTAAGTCCTGTATGTTGGGATATTTCTTAGCCAACGCCAAGAGTTCTTCGTCAGTGTAGCCTTGTGCGTCAGCTTCTTGCACCCGCCCTTTGTAGCTCTCAAATACTGCATGAAAAGCAGGAATCAATTTCTCTTGAACCTGTCGCTCAGTTTCCAAGATCACTTGCTCTTCCTGCAATGCAACACTTTCATATAAGCGTGTTGCCTTGGGATTTGCGATGCTGTTTAAAAGTTGACGCATTAGCTCTGCATCAGAAACATGATTTTTCATGGTGTTGGCGCCCCTCCACGTAAGTTTGCTATAATAAATCGTATCATATCATCTGAAAATCCTTGCGTGCGCAAGTCTGTTATCAGGTCAGTAAGGTCTTTTACAGGATTAGCGGGCGGCGTTGGAGGCGGTGTGGGTGGCTGTGGGCCACCTCCTCTTGCTAGGTTTGTATCATTAGCAATCACTATTTCCAACACCAAATCAGCCAGTTTCCCTATAAGGGCTTGTTTTTCCAAAACCGTGAGATTCCGGGTATTAGTGACTCGGAACGGTTGTGGTAGAGGCTGAACTGGTGCGGGTCGGATCCTAGCATAATCTCGAGCAAACGCAATCATACCCGCGTTGACAGTCTTGATAGGTATTTGCTTTGCTGCGCTAGAGCCTCCAAGCGGCACAGCGGCAATTGTCTGGCCCAATTTTGCTAAGGAGAACTGACTTAGTCTAGGTAATGTAATTCTCAAGCTTTGCATTATTTGTAATGCCTCAGCTTCTTGTTGCTGTGTGCCTTTGGCCAACAAATTAGTGTGCAGCTTGTTTGCAGCTTTTTGCTGTATTTGTCCCAAACCCAAGAAGATCTTCTTGAGGTCATCATCATTCAAGATTTTGCTCAAATCGTTATTGGTTACTTGGGCAACAACTTGATTCACATACTGATCACCAATTTTGGTAGTGCTTTCTTTCCCGCCAAAACGAACTTGTTGATACCATTTCATGAAATCTGCTGCTGAAACATTTTCCAACCCTGCTTGTCGCCATGCTAAATTCAATTGGTTGGCGTAATTACCGGCTGTGAGTTGGGCTGCTGCGGCTGGGTTACTAAAACTCTTTGCCCATAATGCTATTTCACGCCCAAGTCCCATAGGGGCACCAAAAGCCTCATCAAGCTGTGGCTTTGCTACACTGTTTATGAGCTTTCTCATATCCTCGGCATTACTCATGACCTTTTCCTTTTTTAACAGTGTTAAGCTTACGCATAAATTTGGTTGATTCTTTACATAAGATGCTCTTTACTAACCGTTTGGTTAAATCTTCAGCTACTACTGCGTCATAGCTGGCATGGAGTTGCTCAATAAGGTGAATAGCACTGCTGATTACATGAGCAGCTCTACTTTCAATAACTGAGTGTTTGTTTTTAACTGGAACGAGCGAATCCAATTCCTCAATAATAGATTTCTGTTTGTTCAAAGCCTGTCAACCCAATTTTTGAATATTTATGCTCACTCCATAAATATTTTTGACACTGTTTTTGGGCTCACATTATGACACAAATTTTAACAGAACAAATGAGAAGCTTGGCTAAAAGATTACATGAACTGGATAGTTCACCGGGCGCTGCAATGGTTCCTGGTAGTAAGGAAACGGTGCCTATAGAGCCAACGCAAGGGAGTGTTATGCCCAAGCAATTGGCTGACATTCTTGGTATGCAGGACATAAACTTATTCACCCGTGCCTGGAATAAATTACGTCAGGGCAGAGAACATCAGCTCACACGTCAAGAGATGGCAGAACTTAGCATTGCATTCATGAAATTGGTGCTGGCTGATCCCAATGATACAACCAAAGCCATGAGCTTGTTGCGCCGGATCAGCGCCAAAAATCCAGAGTAACTATCGCCTGATCAAGGATGTAAGCTCTTTGAGCTTAGCAAGATTGTTTGCTGGAGCAGACATGGTATCAGTATTTGCAGGGGGAATAGGTGCAGCACCTGTTGCCCCAGTGTTTTTCCTACGCAAGTCTGCCATCATATCTGCTGCGGTTTTCACTGGCACTTGGCTTTCATTCTCTTCCAAGTCATAGATGCGCAGTGTTTCAACATCATATCCCATGATGATCTTGCTGCCCACACCACTGCTGCTTCTTGTTTTCAAAAACTGGAATTGATACTGCCCGCGCTCTCTCATGGCTGGCGTTGATAAAATGCTGATCACATTATCTGCGGTTTGAATCTTCGAGATACCGCCTGCAATATGACTGTGATCATGCTCCATTTCATTAACCGCAGATCTCCCAAGTTGCGAAGCGGTCTGGAGCACCATATTACGCTCTACTGCCAACCCGCGTAGTTCCTCAGTTACAAACTTGTCCTTGATGAAAAGGTTACTAACGTCAATTCTCTTGTTGTTAGGAAACATGAGATCAAGATAATCCACCATAAGTGCGTCGCATTTTTGCCCTGTCTCAATCTCATAGTTTTTCAAAAACGCTCTCAGGTCGTTAGTAGTTGTGCCTTGAGGCATCTGTTTCACATACAATGTGCCTGCACGTTTACCCGCTTGCACCACTTTGATCTCAACCTCATCCATTCTCTTGAAAATCTCTGTAGTAGGGATATGTGCCACCATTGAGTCCAACCTCATGGAGATCATCTCTTCCGAAAGCTCAAGACTGATGTAGATGACATTCAATCCCATCTTCACTAAGTTGACTGCCATGTTTTGCAAAGTGACGGATTTGCCCCCTCCTGAACCAGCGGTCCAAATGGTGATTTCTTTTCTGTTCACACCGCCATACAGCTTTTGGTCCACAGTTTTCCAACCAGTGCTGACCTGACCATTTGAGTTTTTGATTCGCATCAACCGCTCTCGGGGATTGAGAAAGTAGTTGGTGCCAATGTCACTAGTAAGCCCAACTAAGATAGCTTCTTTGACTCGCTTTTCCACCTCAGCATAGTTGCCTTTTTGAATCAACTCTGGTGCACTCAGCACAGCATCTGCAATGGCTCGGTTTTTACAAAACTCTTCAATTTGATCCAGAAAAGCTTGTTGCAGTTGGGGATTGATGTTGTCAATTTTTTCAAAATCAATACCAAATTGCGCACTCAATTGTGCTGGCTTAGGCAATGCCCTGTATTGATTTGCGAAATCAATAACAAAACGCATCACAGGTCTCAGCTTGTTCACAAAGTATTTGGGCTGCAATATGTTTTGGCAGCGTGCATAAATCTCTTCATCACTCAACAGAACGCTTACCAGCATTTTTTGCACGTCTTCGTTGTAATCTTTTGCTTCAGCCAAGGTTATCCCCTAAACATTTGTCGTTTGATGCCGATCTCAACATCGTTTTTTGTGCGACTTTGAATCACACTTGTAATGGTATAGAGTTGACCATACCTCCTGCAAGCCTCAGCAGCATCTTTTACATCATCTTCCCACTCTGGGAAACTCACACTCCAGCCAAACATCAATGCTGTGTCAATCAATTCTTGATTCTTACGCTGCCGGTCAGGCAACACTATGATCTCTTGATCCCTGGCTACCAATTGGTATATTTGCTGTTCACTAAGAGTGCTGCCCAATGCTGCAACGCCCTGTGTGGCAATAGCATCAAATCCACCCTCAACCAATATGGCAAACTTGCGTCCAGGAATATCCAGCACATCATTATTGAACAAATATCCATCTGGTATGCTGCTGTTGAAGTAGCGAGAAGTTCCAGGCGGTGGCGAGCCTGCATATCTTGCAGTCCACCCCACAATTTGGTTATGTGAGTAAAAGGGTATTAACACACGATTGTTCAATTGATGTTTTTTGTTGGGACTCCAATAATAATCGTAACCAGCTGCTATGTCTTCCCCACGACTTTCAATATACTCAACAACCTTCAAAAAATCAGGGTCAAACTCAGACTCGGAAAGAAGGCTCTCTATGGGCCTTGCGCCCTCAGGCATTTCAACAGTGGGGAATTTTTGGAAACTGATCTTAACAGATTCTGGTGACGAGATCCGTCCATCCAGTTCTTTTTGTAATATTTCCATCTTCAAAGATTGAACGCTGCTTCGCGGCACGCCCAACCAGTCAAGATACTGTTCAAAACTGCTGCTTAACCTAGTGCCATCAAATCTTGTTTTGAACCCACAATTGAAACAATGGATGCCCAGTTGACCATCTTCTGAAAGTCGAAGATTTCCGCGCATGCGAGTATCAGCTTTGTGGCCTCGATGGCTGCAACAGACTGCATTGTGTATTACCCATCCTTTGGGTGTAACTCTCCGCTGAACTGGAAGATGCTGCATAATTAGTTCGTGTATCAAACTCATACACTATTATAGTCAGCTTTCAGCTTATTTTGTAGAGTATTTTATCTATTGTTCCTCGATTGATTGGATCTGGAATACACACAAATCTGATCCAACGACAATTGATAGCAAAAGTATAACTCCGCAATGAGGTAGTTGTGCTGTCATAATAGTCTTCAGTTACTCCTGGACTGAGATCCACATAAAACCAACTCCGCTCAACTGGTGCTAGGTTTTCCAAACTGGCTTGTATTTTAAAGTACCCTTGCCAATTGGTTTGATAGAAGGCAACTGAAAATAGCCCAGTGTTGTTACCTACACTGTTTTCTGCCCTAATAGCCCCACTAACCAACCATTCTTTCATTTCATCCCAGTCTACTGTTATGGGCGTGAGTTCAGAACCCTTGAGTGTAACACTGGGAATAAATGTGCCGCCCACACTGTCATACAAATCAAAATCACCAATTGTGGAATTGTTGATATCTGTGTAAAGCATCTCTTGATTTTGATAAGGGCGGGTGATTTTCACTTGGTAGCGATATCCGCCTAAACTCCAATTGGATGTATCGTTGCTGCTTAGCACAACTTGTGCTCTACCTTTGAGTTCATCTGTTACAGTACAAGATTTTTCCAGGACTATTGTCTGTGTAGCTGCATGCTCAATTACGATACTGAGTTGGCAATCCACTAATTTGACAGGCCTGCGGTCATTGTTACGTACAACAAAATCAATAATGTTGTAGTTGTTTTTGTATATTTTTGTGTTGTAATTTATCATGGGCCTATTGTAATTTGGGGCGCGATGATCAGTCATGCTCAATTGAACTGGAAGTCTGTAACTGTAGAGATATATCAAGCTCATTGGGATAACATCATCAACAAAAGATTTACACCTATTTAAGAGTGTCTTAAATAGGGCTTGATGGAAAACACACCGCAACAGAGATGGCCATTTTTAACAGAAATCCGCTATCTCAACAAAGATTACACTGGCATTGTTCAAAATGCTGACAACACAATGCTGCACATGTATGTGATTGACCAGACCATGAGCATCCAACAGAAAAAGGAGATTATTCAATGTGGGGAGCTCTACTGGTGGGGCAGCAATCGGCAAATTCCCATCAATGTGTTCTTGCGGGAACGGTTCCGACCCTTCAAAGGGTGTTTGAAGACCTTTGTGAGAAAAGAAGTAACTGTGTTAAGCGGCCCC